AAGCTGCGGCTGTGTGAAAGTTGATGCAATTTTGCATGCTCTGCACATGCACCCGCCTGCCTGTTATCTGCGTGTCGCGGGTACGCTATACTAGGCTCATGGCAAGGTCGGGACCTATCATCCGCGTTGCATGTGCGCTGAACGATGCGCTGGACTCCCGGCCTTGTCTCTATCTATCAGAAGGGGCATCATGGTCATCGATCCAAACAGCGCCGTGGTCGCATACTGCGCTCCAGGCATGAAGGACTACGTCACCAGTGTTCTGGACCATGAGACCGTGCGCGAGGTCATCGAGGACCCGGCCATGACTGGCCTTACGAACGTCAGACTGGTAGCAGACCCCATCTATACGCAGATCAAGGACAAGGAGCGGGCCACGTGACGCCTCTACAGCAGAAGCTGGCTTCACTCACATGTGTCCAGGCAGGCTGGGCTTTCGGAGTCCCAGAGGACGGACGCCAGCAATGGCTTGACCTGGTCGAGGAAGCAGTCAGGGATGCCGTAGCAGCAGGGATCATATCATGACCGGCGGTGTGATGATCGGCTACGTCAGGCCGACGATGGTACACGGCGAGTTCATGGAGTCTGTGTTTCTGGAGGCGACCAGAGCCGGGGCCGTAGTCCAGGGCAAGTACTCAGAGCCGCACGTGGACCTTGCACGCAACTGGCTGGTCGACAAGTTCCTGGCCACCGGCTACGAGTGGTTTCTCTCCGTCGACACAGACATCATTCTGCCCGAACTCGTAGTCCAGAGACTGCTGGCGCGGAGACAGAAGCTCATCGGCGCACTCATCTATGTAGCTGCCGATCCCATCTTTCCGCAGATATACAACAAGATCGCTGACTTCGGGGTCGGTGGCGCAGGCCAGTACATTGTCAATGACAAGTGGGAGCCAGGAGAGCTGGTACAGGCAGATGCGACTGGCGCGGGATGCCTACTCATCCACCGCGAGGTGTTCGAGAAGATACCAGGCAATACACCCTACCGTTGGTTCCAGCACGAGTTTGAGGGAACCCAGCTGTTCGGCGAGGACTTCACGTTCTGCCGTCGAGCGCGCTCAGTCGGATACCAGCTATATATCGACACCGCGGTCAAGGCCGGGCATATCAAAACCCGCGTCATCTAGGCGCGCGTACGCGCGGTATCGCGCGAGGGCCATCACGCCTGGTCTAGACCTCGCGGACGCTCGTACGGTATACTAGCCGACGTGCTGACCTGGTGATCTTGCCAAGTGGTCACGCTGCCCCTCACATACAGTGTGGACGCCGAGGGTCACCAGGTTAGCACCGTACAGGAGGGAAGTTAATGCCAACGCCGAGGAAGAGGCCAGCAGACCGGACGGGTGCTGGATCAGGCCACGGCGATGACCCACGTTTCATCAAGGTGACGAGCGGATCGTCATCTGGCAGAGACTTCCCAATCCCGACAGCCGATAAGGCTTGGCACCCGAAAGCTCGGAGCTGGTACAACTCGCTCCGCATTTCCGGGCAATCAGAGTTCTGGGAACCGTCCGACTGGGCAACAGCCGTCGCTGCGGCTGATGCCTACAACGTATTCCTGAGAACACACAACGCCAGTATCCTGGCGCAGTTTGTGCGTCTGAGTGAACGGCTCGGTGCTACCCTTGCCGACCGTAAGCGCAGCCGCGTAGAGTTGGTAGAGCCCGTACAAGAAGATGAGGATGAGAAGGCAGCTGATGAGGCAGTCCAAGGATGGCAAGGCCGTCTGCACTCTGTCCCATCGGCATAGGGCAATGGGAGCACACCATGACCAACTATGCGCAGAACGTACATGCTGCGACAGGGCCGGGAACCGTTAAGCATGACGCGGGGGCGGGTAATACATTCAGGACATTCACGCTGCGTGTCTGCAGCCCTGTCCCTGACAGTGTCGTGGCTCTAGAGACGAGCCCGGATAACACCACCTGGACCGCTCGCGGAAGTGTCACCGGCGACGGCTGGATTACCGCCGCGTCAGACGTCAAGATCCGCGCAGCCCGCGCGAACGTTACTGCTCTGGGAGCAGGCGGCGCAGGCGCTCTCGGCAATGGTCTCTCTTCGATTGTTCTGTGCATCCCGTAGCCTTACCCATTCACGGCAAGGTCGGTTCAATTCACGCACAATTAGGAGAGACAATGACTGAGGGACCTCCAGGACCAGAAGGACCTCCAGGCCCAGAGGGGCCACAAGGACCGCAAGGACCGCCCGGAGCTACGGGCGCTACAGGGCCACAAGGCCCAAAGGGCGACACAGGCTCAGCAGGCCTGCCAGGGGAAAGCGGATCAGGTGGAGGGCTGGAAATGAACAGCACTGGATGGTACGTCAACTGGAAGGACGGCGCAATGTCGCTCGTCGTCACATTCCAGGCGGGAGACGATGGGCTCGTGCCCATGGTCCTGGCAGAGGACAAGAAGACCATAGTCCCAGCGAGTGATCTAGGCGACTACACTCTGGAACACCCGAACGAACTGACCAGGGGTTTTTAGCCTCAACCGTTCGCAGGGAAGGGTCGAGGTATGCGCTGGGGCGACAGTACCTTTGACATGGCGTGTGCGCTCGCACTGTCATGCCTATTCGTGGCTTCACTGTTCTTCGGATGGACAATACTGCTCATCCACATGCTCATCCCGCGCGGGGCTCATCGCGTGCGCCGAGGTGTCCTATGAGACAGGACATCCAGCTGATAGCTCCGCGCGATCGTACGGTGACAATACCCGACGGTATCCCAGAGCTGACACTCGGCTGGGAGGCCATTCACTGGGCCAGCAAGTACCTGCGCCAGCCCGACGGCCAGTACACAGGTCAGCGCTGGGAGTTCATCGAGAGCCAGGTCAGGTTTATCCTGTGGTGGTATGCCCTCGATGAGAACGGGCGCTGGCTCTTCTACCATGGAGTGCGTCGTTACCCAAAAGGCGCTGGCAAGTCACCATTTGCAGCGGTGATGAGCCTGATCGAGCTACTCGCACCAGTTAGGCTCAAGGACTTTGATAATCGTGTGCTCGGAGGGTGCGTTGGACGTCCCGTTGGCATGCCCCTCGTGCAAATTGCCGCTACCAGTCATGACCAGGCAAATGTCAATACAATGCGTATGGTACGCGCACTTCTGCCTCCCAAATCCCGCATACGTGGAGATTATGATGTCGAGACAGGTAAGACTGTGTTCCACATACCGGGTGGTGGGCAGCTCATGGTCATCACGTCAAGCCCGGTCACTGAGGAAGGCGCCCTGGTCACTTTTGCTATCCTAGACCAGACCGAGAGCTTCCTGCCCGTCAACGGTGGCAAGGCGCTGAGCGAGGTCCTCGACCGCAACGTCGGCAAGTCCGGCAGTCGACTACTGGAGACGAGCAATGCCTGGGAGCCCGGCAAGGAATCAGTGGCTGAGTCTACTTTTGATGCTTGGGTCGCTCAAGAAGAGGGACGGCTGCGCGGACGTGGCCGCATTCTTTACGACTCTCGTATGGCTCCGCCTGATACTGACTTTGAGGATGACAAGTCGATTGAGCGAGGTGTCCAGCACGCTTACGGTGACGCCTACTGGGTCGACGTGGATGATATCGTACAGAACCGCATACTGTCTCCAAAGAACCCGCTCGATGTCTCGAAGCGGTACTATCTGAACTGGCCGGAGGCGGCCGAGGATGCATGGACTACGCAGCAGCTCTGGTCTAAGCTCGCTGATCCAGCTTTTTATATTGCTGACGGTGATGATATCACCATGGGTTTTGACGGCAGTCGCATCAATGATGCCACCGCTCTGATCGGCTGTCACATTAAGACCGGATTTACATTCAGCCTAGGCGTATGGGAGACTGATGATGGGCGACGCCCTATCCCTGTCGCGGAGGTAAACGCAGCCGTCGAGGCCGCAGCCAAGCGCTGGAACGTGTGCGCATTCTTCGCCGATGTGAACGAGTGGGAAGAGCACACCAAGATTACCTGGCGTGACCTGTTCGAGGAAGACTTGCCGGTCTGGGCGGTACCAGCCGGTCGCGACCCTCAGCCGGTAGCCTGGGACATGCGCTCTCACATCGCCGAGTTCACAATGGCCTGTGAGATGGTGCTCGGCGAGATTGAGTCGGGAACGTTCGTACACGACGGCGACAGCTTCCTCGGCCGCCATGTTATCAACGCTCGGCGTCGGCCGAACCGCTGGGGTATCAGCATCGCCAAGGAGAGCCCGAAGTCATCACGCAAGATTGACGCGTGTGTAGCTATGATCATAGCTCGTCACGCTCGCCGACTGGTCCTGTCGAGCAAGAACTTCAAGGAGCAGAAGAAAGAGGCCGAGCGTGCTTCAAAGAGGCAAGTCTGGAGCTTCTCATGATAGTTGATATCGCAGAGGTTGGTACCCTGGCCGAGCAGATGATGCAGCTCCGGGGCATGGAGCAGGTTCGACTTGACAAGATCGCTCGGTACATGGTGGGCAACCATGCCAAGCCGTACGCGCCCAAGGGCGTCAATGCTGAGTACCGCTGGATCATGTCGAAGGCCAAGCGCAACTTTCTGCCGCTCGTCGTTTCGGTCATCTCGGAGAACCTACACGTAGATGGCTACAAGCCGTCAGGGACGACGACCGTTGAGACAGCATCCAGTACCGACCCTGAAGACTCTTGGAACGTGTTCCGCGCCAACCGGATGATATCCCGCCAGCACGGCGTTCACCGGTCTGTCAGCAAGTACGGGTCTGCGTACATAGTGGTGCTGCCCGGCGAGATGGCGCGGGACGAAGAGCTAGAGGCTGACAATGTACCGGTTATGCGTCCGGTCAGCCCGCGTCGAATGACGGCCTTCTATGCTGACGACGTTGACGACGAGTGGCCCCAGGTAGCGATCGAGGCGCGGGTCACAGGTAATCCGATGCGGCCGAGTGAACAGCGCGTGATAGTAACGCTGTACGACGACATGATGCGATACATCCTGGTCAGCAAGCAGAGCGGCATCGTGACGAACGTTTCTCATCTCAGCCTCCAGATGGCCGATCCCAATGACCCGTACCTCAACGGTGTGAGCCCGATCATGAATCACGGGCTTGGTATCTGCCCGGTGGTCCGGTTCCTTTATGAGGCCGACCTCGACGGCGAGACTGACTGCTCAGGCGAGGTCGAGCCGCTCATCCCGGTCCAGGACCAGATCAACGCTACTACGTTTAACCTGATGATGGCCGAGCAGTATCAAGCGTTCAAGCAGCGCTGGGTCACGGGCATGGCGCCGTCTGACGAGTCAGGACGCCCCAAGATTCCGTTCCAGCCAGGCGTCGATCGTGTCTGGGCGGCCGAGGACCCGACCAGCAAGTTCGGTGAGTTCAATGAGACGCATCTGCAGCCGTACATCGACAGTCGCGAGGCTGGTATCCGGCACATGTCTACTATCTCGCAGGTGCCGCCGTATCACCTCCTTGGGCAGATTGCGAACCTGTCGGCAGAAGCGCTGGCCGCCGCGCGGGATGGTCTAGACCGGAAGGTCGAGGAACTACAGGCCATTCTGACCGACCCCTGGCGGAACAGCTTCCGGCTCAACGCTCTCGCCTCTGGCGACAAGAAGGGCTGGAATGACCTCAACGGCGAGGTCGTCTGGCGAGACACTAGCGCGAGGGCATTCAGCGCCACGATCGACGGGCTCGGCAAGGCTGCCCAGATGCTCGGTATCCCGGTTGAAGAGCTATGGCGACTCATCCCTGGCGCGACCGCCGATGACGTCACGTCCTGGGTACGCGCGAAGCAGGAGTACCAGGCCAAGGATGTTGTCAAGGACGCCGTGGCCGCAGCCATGCAGTCTCAGCCTCAGTACTCCAGTCTCACATCGAACGTTGCCGGCACTGGGGTCGAGGCAACCGTGCCCGTTCAGATACCGGCCGGGACTCAGGGCGACATCACCAAGACGACCGGCTCGCGGTCGGCCCGGCCAGCTACTGGTGGCGGAGGCGTGAATGTCCATTAACCAAGACACGACCTTCGACCGGAAGCCGCAAACCGACCGGGACGCGATTAGAGGTCGCGAAAAGCCGGACCCTGGGACGACTAGCCGGAACCCTAGTTCAAGAGCCCCTAGAGCGCGCCGGTTTATATTCACTGGCACGTCGGGTCCTCTCGCGGCTATCGCGCCGAACCCTCCACGGGCGCTTCATGCACATCATCAGAGCCATCAGGGTGCCCTCGGCGAATACGTCAAGAACTCCATCCGGGCGATGTGGGATGCGCATATCGACCCGGAGCGGTTCTCAGCGAGCTGGAAGGACATGGGGCCGATCCTCAAGATACTGATTGCTCAGGCCTACGCTGGATCGGCCGCTAACGCTGCTGAGTATTACCGCAACCTACATGTTGTCCATGGCCTCGACTTCCCGGTCGTACGGACAGCACCGTTCAATGCTCAGCATCTCCACCGGATGACGGGCTCCGTAGCAAACGGAACCTTCTACCATCATCTGAACACGAAGGGAGAGGAACCGGGCAGAGCATCGGAGGTAGCGCGCAACACCCTCTCTGGCGCTGGTGCCCGGTTCGCCCTGAACGGCGCACGGAATACAGTGACTGCGGCCGTAGCTCGCGACCCGCTCGCGACGGGCTGGGAAAGGCTGCTTAGTCCGACCGCGTGTTCGTATTGCGCAGCACAGGCTGCGAAGGGACCATTCAAGTCCGGCAATACCAGCTTCCGCGCTCACGACTACTGTAGCTGTCTGGCTAAGCCGGTGTTGCGCGGAGTGAGCGATGAGAGCCCGAATGCGGGACTGCGAGATGAGTGGAACCGTATAACAGAGACATTCACCGGCAAGGAAGCGAGAGCTGCCTGGGATCAATACTGGAGAGAACATGGCAACGACACCAGTTCATGAGACGGCAGCCGGGCGAAAGGCAGCGGCCAGCAAGGGCGCAGCACTGCCCAGCAAGAGCGGTGGGGCTCCGCGCTACCCGACGCCTAACGTGGCGTACCTCAAGAAGGCAATCCGCGCTGTCGGACGTGGCAAGGGCGATCACTCGGTGATCAGGCGCTACCTGATCAGGCGTGCTAACGCCCTGAACGCGCGGAACCTCATCCCAGACAACTGGAACTCAGACGGGAGTACAAGCTAGTGGCCGGAACAACGAGTAAGAAGGCAAAGGCCAAGCAGGCCGACGACGCAGAAGACCAGAACGACAAGGGCGACGACGAGGATCAAGAGCAGGAGGACGACAGCAACAAGTCCGACGCGCAGAAGCGTGAGGACGCATTCCGAGAGATGGTCGCAAAGAAGCGAGGCAAGAAGTAATGGCAAACGTAGGCGAGAGGTACGCATTCGGTCATGCGGACGGCCTTGGCTTCGGCGAGCTGGCCAAGGGCGAGCCCCTGACCGCAGAGATGAGGGAACTTGACCTCAAGGATGGACAAGAGGTCACCCTGATCGCATTCGATGAGGACTCAGAATGGCCCATCATCGAGTGGACCGACGGAACCGGTATCAACCGTATCACAACGGTTGAACCAGACATATTCGACAGCACCTTCCAGCTAGTGGAGGCATGATGACTCTCCTATCAGCCGGCCAGCTCATGCAGTACGCGCAGCAGCAGGCCCTCAACGCAGTGTTCCTGAAGGCCCAGAGCCCTGCCGTAGCTGCGACCTACCTGGCGCTGTCAAGCGCAGCGACCTCGGGTGTGCTCAACTCGACCGAGGTGCTCATGTCCGGGGCCAGTATCAATGAGCTGCCTACCGCGAGCGCGTACGCGCGTCAGGCGTATGGCCCCGTGGCCGCTACTGGCGCGAGCCCTTCGGTCATCTACAACACATCCCTGATCACTTGGGGACCGTTCACGTCCGCGCCAGGCACGGCCAACTGGGGCATTGCTACCGACGCGGTGTCTGGTGGCGCTGCTCATCCCATCGCAGCATTCCTACTCGCGTCGTCGCGTACCCCGGCAATCGGAGACAGCCTCCAGGCTGCTGCTGGTACTGGCAGCGCGGGTGTGGGCTTCCTCTGCCAGGTGTGACATGACAATCTTTACGATCAGCCCGGTTGTTCCAGACCTCAAGGTAGTGCGGGCGTATCCGTGTAGCGCTATCGTGGACGTGGGCGTCGAGTGTGGAGCCACTCCGGCGGCCTTGTACCAGAGGTACTGTGGCGTAGTCGGGCATGACCGGAAGATATGGCTATGTCCTATACACGCGACGATCGCGGCCTGCGGTGGCGCCATCTGTCAGGAGTGCGCTAAAGCAGGCGGCGTTGTTCCTGTCGTCCTAACCCTGCTATCGGAACCGATGAGGTTTACGTAATGGCTCTATATGACGTCGCGTGGACGGTGACTGGAGTTTCCGCATCCGCGCTATTCTGGCTCAGGAGCACAGCGGGCAAGGATATGCGCTTGTTCGAGATGGGTGTGTTCCTTGAATCGGGAACAGCGGCTGCCTCGGTTGTCGGCCTGGGACGACCGGCAGCTGTCTCGGTTACGCCTACCGCACTAACGCCGCAGCCGCAGGACACGTCGGCTGCTGCTGCTGCTTGCATGGGAGCTGTCGCGGCAACGACCAAGCCGACATCCCCGGCTAACTTCATGAGACGGTTCGGTATGCCTGCTACCCTAGGCGCGGGTATCGTCTGGAGCTGGGGTAGAGGACTGGTTATCCCGTCCGGGCCTGCCGAGCTTGTGGTCTGGAACATAGGTGCGTCAACTTCCGTGTTTGGCGGGTATGCTACTTACGAGGAGTAATGGCACAGGACCCGTACCAGGTCACTCCGGCCGGTAAGCCCTGGGGCAACACCGTGCCGGGATTCGGCACACGTCCTGCCATTGCCGTAACTCCCCCGCCTAGTATTCTTGCCGAGATTCAGCCGCTATCGCATTCATACCCAGGTGTTATCACAGACGACCAGATAGTACCATTCCCGGCGTCCTGGGGCGTTCTGCCAGTGCTTCCGGTATGGCTGCCCGGTCAGGAGCTTGACGGCCTAGCGGTTAGCACATCATCCGCGACCGGCTCGCTCGGGCGAACCGCCGTCATATCAGGCTCTAGCGCTTCATCATCATCCGCGACCGGTGCCATCACTACTACGATGCGCATTGCGGGCTCCGCGTCGAGCACATCGACCGCTACGGGCTCCATCAGTGCGCTTGGTTCGATCAACGGCTCGGCCTCGACTACCTCGTCGGCGTCAGGCACAGTTGTACGCATAGGCGTCATTTCAGGCACCGCGCTTTCTGCTTCGTCAGCGTTCGGCACCATTTCTGGTCTCGGCGGCATTAACGGTTTCGCCACAACGACCTCGGCCGCGTCAGGAACGATAGCCCAGATACTTGCCTGCGCGGGGTCAGGCGCATCCTCCTCATCTGCTACCGGTGCATTTACAGCTGCTGCCATATCTGGTTACTCGTCTACTGCGTCATCCGCAGCGGGCTCAGTAGTGTTGATCGGCGCGGTGGCGGGTTCGTCCGTCACAATGAGTACAGCCTCCGGGTCTGTGTCTCGGTTCTCTCCGATGGCTGGGCAATCCGCCACCGCGTCCCAGGCTAACGGTGCCGTGGTTTTGATCGGTTCCGTATCGGGTACGTCCTCGACCGCGACCACCGCGTCAGGTTCCCTCGGCACGCTTTCTCCAATCAGTGGGACCGCCACCACGGTTAGCGCTGCCTCAGGCGCGGTGGTCGCTATACTTGTTCTGTCAGGTTCGTCCGCTACCGCGTCCTCTGCTACTGGGGCAATTGGCGGAGAGGACATAGTATCTGGCTCGGCCTCGACCGCATCTGCTGCATCTGGCTCTATTACTATGACCCTGGCCTGCGCGGGGTCGTCCTCCACAACCTCCACCGCGTCAGGCACCCTCGGCAGACTGTCGCCCGTTGCGGGTTCTTCTGCCGCAATCAGCTCTGCGTCTGGCGCGGTGGTTATTCATGTAGGGGCTATCACTTATGATGTGAATGGCGTAGCCTCTACGCAGAGCGCCGCGAATGGAACCGTGTCCCTCTTCGCGGCTCTGGCTGGCATGTCAGTTAGTGCGTCGGCAGCGACCGGCGCGTTGACGCGTTTGGGCGTGCTAGCCGGCAGTGCGGTCTCGGCCAGTGGTGCTACGGGCTCCATCCAACTGGTCGGGGCTGTCACTGGTATGGCCACCTCGGCCAGTGTTGCTGCGGGCTCCATTATGCTGGCCGGGGTGGTCGCCGGTGTTTCGGCCACGTCGAGCAAGGGAGACGGCTGGCTAGCTGGTGGACCGATGTCGGGCTCGGCATCGACGCAATCGAGTGCTACCGGTTGGTTGGGGCTTGAGGCTGCAATCTCCGGGACCAGCGCCACAGCTAGCCAGGGCTCTGGCGATGTTACTATAGTTGGCAAGCCGCCTCTGACTATTGCAGGCTTCTCAGCTACCGTGTCGACGGCAAGCGGCGCGGTCGTATCGGTTATGATGCTCTCCGGTACGGCTTTTAACGCGTCCTCGGCGTCCGGTAGTATAAGTTCCCAGGGAGCGCTCTCAGGGACCTCCCGCGCGGTATCGGTAGGCTTGGGTGGGGTCGTCCTCGTGATGAGCGTGTCCGGTAGCGCGGAGACGGATAGCAGCGCTGATGGTTATCTGGCCGGGCTTGAAGTAATCACCGGACTGGCGCTATCTCAGAGTCAAGCGAGTGGCTGGATAGGCTTGCCGTTTGTGGCGGGTTCGCTGCCCGAAGAGGTCACGGCTATCGTTTGGGTTAGTAATGAGCTTGGCGCGGAGCTAAGCGTGAACGTGCTCTCGGCGTCGGTCGTAGCAGACAGTGTCGTTGCGGCGGTTGAGTCCGATACAGCCGCCGCTACTATCGAAACTAACGAAATATCTGCAGAGGTGACATAATGGACATGATAGCGCTGTTCTTCAAGCAGGGAGACGACATCGTCGTGACCGCGCGGTTCCCTGAGATATCAGACGGCACGGGCATGACGGCTACATTCTATGTCAAGGATGACAAGACGATACCTGACACTGATCCAGAAGTGATCAAGTACGATAGCGAAGTGCTAGACGACCCCGACAACTTGGGCGCTACGCTCTCCACGTTTGCCATCCCGTCTGCTGACACCCAGGTGACTGGAGCCTGGTGGTGGAAGGTCAGGGTCTTCGACCCGTTCGACAACGTGAGGACCGCTAGCCAGGGTCCTCTGCTCATCGAGGCGGTGTGACATGGTAGCTGGGCGCGAAGCGTCGGCACAGGACGTAGAGGATACAGAACGGCTTATGCGGTACTGGGCCGAGGGGCCAGGCGCGGCCAAGATCGGCTGGGGTACGAAGGACGACTTCTACAGGTGCGAGGCGCTTCTCAGCAAGTACGTGAGCCAGGAGATAGTCAAGGGCCTGTGCTCGAATCTACATCAGCGCGCGACCGGGTTCAGGCCTGGTCATGCACCCTCGGAGCAGTAGACAACGCTGCCCCGTATATAGAGCGTCCGCGACGGGACTAGACGAAACGACGCGGATCAGCTATAATCTACGCGAGCAAGGAATGGGAATGAGCGAATCTGCAGTTGAAGGACTAGCTGGCGACACCGGAGTGGTCGACCCCACCGGCGGTGCTGACTCCACGCAAGAAGGCCATCCTGAAGACCAGGCGGCCGAAGAGCAGCTTCACGAGGTCATGCAGCAGCAGGACCCTGATGAGCTGAACAAGGAGCTAGCACGCTGGAAGAAGTTGGCCCAGCGGCACGAAAAGACCGCACGGGATAACTCTGCCGCTGCCAAGAACTGGCGCGAGCAGCAGGATGCCAACAAGTCCGAGCTGGAGAGGGCACAAGAGGCCCGGATAGCTGCTGAACAAGAGCGAGACGCCTTGGCGACTCAGCAGAACCGGATGCTCGCTGCCGCCGCGAATGACCTGTCACCCGACCTGATCGAGTACCTCGGTGATGGAACCGCTGAGGAGATTGGCGATCGGGCAGCAACGCTGTCAAGGCTCATTGAGGAAGAAATCACCAGTCGCATTGAGGCGCGGTCTAAGCAGCCTACTGGCACCAACAACGGACGCCCTACTGTCCGTGGTCAGGCTCCAGTCGGTACGATGCGGACCGGGTCATCACCCGCCACTGGCGTCAGCCTTACGGGTCCTGAACAGTTGTTCCGGCAGCTCGTCCACGGAGACGACAGTTAGCGCGAGCGCCAAGCAGTAACGCCGCGTCCGCGCGGAAAGAGCACCCATGCCCACGTACAACACCCATGTCGGGCGTACTACGACGGGCTCGGACCCGCTTGTTCCTGAGCCGCTGGCGACAGCTATCATTCAGGAAGCCCCCAAGGCTAGCGCGGCGCTGAGCTTGATGGCGAGTACGCCCCTATCCTCCAAGACCCAGCGCATGCCGGTCCTGGACGTTCTGCCCGTCGCCTACTGGGTTGGCGGCGACACCGGCATGAAGCAGACGACCATGCAGCAGTGGAAGAACGTTGTGCTGGTGGTCGAAGAGATCGCCTGCATCGTTCCCATCCCTGAGGCATATCTGGACGACGCGGATGTCCCGCTCTGGGGCCAGGTCCAGCCGCGTATCACAGAGGCTGTCGGACAGCTGATCGACCTCGCCGTCCTCTGGGGCATCAACAAGCCGTCCACCTGGGGCGAGGCTGTCTTCCCCGGTGCGGCCAAGTCCCAGCACTTCGTCGTCCAGGGTACTGGCGTCGACCTCGGCCAGGACGTGACCAAGCTCGGCGCGATGATGGCGACGACCGGCTACACCGTCAACGGCTTCGCGGCCATGCCGGGTACGAGCTGGAACCTCGCCGGTCTGCGTTCCGCGCAGGGCGTCCCGATCTATCAGCCGGACATGACCGGTCGGCCGGGCGGAGTCCTGTACGGCTACGGCATGAACGAGATCAACAACGGCTCGTGGCAGATGGGGCTCGGCGGCGCGGTTATGCTCGCCGGGGACTTCACCAAGGCCATGATCGGTATCCGGCGCGACATCAGCTTCAAGATGTTCACCGAGGGCGTCATCTCCAACGACTCCGGCCAGGTCATCCTGAACCTGATGCAGCAGGACACGGTCGCCATGCGTATGACGATGCGTCTCGCGTACGCGACGGTCAACCCGGTCACGATCATGGAGCCGACCAAGCCAATGACCGGTACTCCCCCGCCCAACAACCGTTGGCCGTTCGGCGCGATCCTTCCTGTCGGCGCGACCCCGCCAGCAGCCGCAGCGATCAGCGTCATCCAGGCCCCGCCGTACCCGTATGTCGGCAGCTATGCCGTCGAGGGCGCGGCGTCCGAGGTGGACCTGGACAACGAGCAGGAGACGGACGCCATGCTCGCCCAGCGCGAGTACGCGGAGCAGGTCGAGTCCGAGGCGCGCGAGGGTCTGGAGACCGCAGCCCACCGTCGCCAGGAGCGCACGCGTCCCGCGCGCAGGGCCGCAACCAGGGAGCGCGACAACAAGGAGTAGTCGGTGATCTATCCGACTGATGGTTCGCTACCCAGCTTGGCTGATCCAGATGCGATTATAGCCAGGCTGGGTAGGAACCTGAACCAGGTTGAGGCAGCGCGTGTCGACGCTATGCTCAAGGATGGTAGCGCTATCATCCGCAGGCGAGCGCGGAACACGTTCATCTATGAGGCAACAGACACCATTACCATGGCTGCGCCTGATGGTCTCATCGTCCTGCCCGGACGACCGATATACCAGGTCATTACGGTCATAGCTCGGGCGGGCGTCGGGTCAATACCAAGCATCCCGATAACCTGGTTCATCTTCGACGGCGTGGACACCGTCACCATACCGGAGCCGCGCTATTCCGGCATCATCAACCTACCTACGTTCTGGTACAATGCGGCGTGGTACAGCCACTCGTACGACATAGAATACGAGCACGGCTACCGCAATGTACCGGCAGACATCGAGGGCCTTCTGTGCTCTGCGATCATATCGGAGTTGTCGACTCCAACGATGTCGGCTACCCTTCAGAGTGAATCTATCGGTGCGTATAGCTATAGCATGCGGAGAAGCTATAGCGGGGGTGGTACAGGGGGCGGAGCAATGGCCGGGCTTTACGCGGCACTTCGCGACTTCGGCATGGACGAGATACTAGGGGACTACAGATTCAAGGTGGGATCAATAGCAGTTAGGCGTAGTTGATGTTTCCAGCGCTACCGCATGGTCAGTACGTGACGCTTCGGCATCGCGTAGTAGCAGGTCAGGACGAATACAACAACGATACCTACTCATTCACCGAGGTGAAGGTCGGACCCTGTTCAGTCCAGCAAACTACCAGCCGGGAGGCAGTGAACTTCACAGATCAAGTAGCAACGAACATCCTCGTGTTCGTGCCCTACGGAACGGATGTCGGTTATCTCGACGCTATGATAGTCGACGGCGTTGAGTACGAAGTAATAGGCGAACCAGACCGATGGATGTCCCCGTTCTCTGGGCATACGTCCCCGATCCGCGTCAGCGGACAGATCGTGAAGGGAGCATCGCCGTGAGCGACTACACAAGAAACGAGCCGGGCATGCGTGAGTTCCTGAACTCCGAGATGCTGATGCGCGTAGTCGAGCGCACGGCAACTCAGATCATGGAGCGCGCGATCGTGATGGCTCCGATCGGTAGTCCTCTGGGCGACGAGCACGCAGGACGATACAAGGCTAGCTTCCGCGTCCGGTCCCACCGGTTCGGTGGAGCTACCGGAGACAGGGTCGAGGCGATCGTGGAGAACTACTCGCCTGAGGCCAAGTTCGTCGAGTATGGACACCGAGGTCTTGAGCCGTACCATACACTTCTACGCGCGGCGCGAGAGCTAAGGATGTAACATGCCTATTACCCGGATGGTCACCCCGCTACCTGACGTCGAGGCGGCGCTACTATTCGCGCTCGTACCGATGGAGCCGGACATCCGGTTCGTGACTGTAATGCCTGCCGGCGACCTTCCCTCGCTGACGGCGCGGATCAGGCGCGTGAGCGGGACGGTCGGGGCTCACATCTGGATGGACCATCCGGTAGTAGACATTGATATCTGGGGACAGACAAACAAGGGTTACAGCTCAACCGATGTATCACAAGCCGCGCGGAACATTCAGGCCGACATGCAGAGCCTGATGAGCGCCCAAGTCATGAACGGAGTTATACAGCACGTCACCGTCATTAGTGGACCCAAATTCGTACCGGAGTTGAATCAGAACCTAGTCCGCAGTAACGCATCGTACCTAGTGCGAATCCACCCATAGGAGAGGCAATGCCTGACGACACCAAGGCCGTAGCTCGTAACCCGCAAGTGCTCACAGACAACCCCAGCCTGTTCGGGCTCCCCGTCCCGGCAACAGGACCGTACAAGGACAACACGCTGCTCTACGCGGCCGGTGACGTCGTGTGCTGGGTGGGACTCCCGAACGTCGGAGCGCCGCTGGGCTTCGAGGACCCAAGCACCATCGTGGCAGCGACCTACCACTGCCTAGGCTGGGTCGACGTATCCGGCTACATCTTCAAGCTCGACGAGACGATCAAGGACATCCCAGCTGCCGGGGTCCTGACGCCCGTCCGCTCCATCCTAACCGGCGGAAGCAAGACGGCCCAGGCCACCTTCCTGGAGGGCATGAACCCGGCCGTTCTGGCCCTGTACGACGACGTGCCAGTATTCCCCACCGCCACGTCTCCTCTCAAGGACAGCACCACGTCGACTTCGGCGCTGCCGCTCCATTCCGCGGTCTACATCATCCCCGACCCTCCGGCCGACAATCGCTACGGCCTGATCTTCGACAGCATCGATGGCGCAAAGCAGGAGCGCCTATACGCTCCGTTCGCCAAGGTAACCGCTCGCGGGAACCGCCAGGCGCAGCAGGGAGACATCATAACGACCGACCTGACGTTCACGTTCTACCCCGGCACCATCGGTGCCGCGACCGGCGTGGCTCAGCGGGCCGTGAACTACGGCAAGTCCATGACCTCCTACTTCACCTGATAGGCAGGAGAGCCCGCCATGGTAGCCGAGATGCAAGAAGACCCGGAACTTCAAGACACGCCCGAGGACAACGAGAGTGTTGATCTCGACCTCGATCTTGAAGGAGATCAGCTACGCCAGGAGCGCGTCGGGAATCCAATCACCGTCAGGGTAGGTGGACACGTTATCCACATTCTCCATCCAGGGGCCTGGCCTGCCTCAGCTATGCGAGGGGCCGGCCAGGGCGACTGGGACGTTTGGGCTCAAGGGGTTATTGATGACCCCGACGAACTCAAGCTGTGGTGGGAGCTTGACCTGGAGAACTACCAGATCGAGGCCGTCTTCCAGAAGTGCGGGGAGAAAGCCCGACTGACGGTGGGAAAATCTCAGAGGCGCTCTGGCTCACGAGCACGTATGCGGAGGAAATAGAGGTAGACCTACAGCGATACTACGGCCTGGATTTCAGGGACTTGTTCCTGCCTGATACCAAGCTTACGTGGCGTCGCCTGGTGGTCCTGCTTCGACACCTTCCGCCGGAGAGCGCCTTGAATACCGCGATACGGAACGACGCGTCAGAAAGCGAGCTGGCCAGAGGTAGCGCTCAGTCCGACCCCGCACGGGGTAGGTGGAGTGCCACTGATTCAATGCTTGCGTCCATCCTGGATGAGATACGAATGGGCAATTGGGCCTACGTGCAGGTCCACTCTGAGCAGACTGTAACTAAGCCAGAGCCCATTCGCCGTCCTGGCGTGACCGGCCGTCGCGGTAAGCTCATGACGCTTGAGGATGCTATGAAGATCGACCCGCGTCTGCGCGGAATGGAGCCAGACGAGGCCCAAGCGTTTTTGGATGGGGTGAGAGGCCGTGGCTGACGACATCTTCGTAGGCAGCGTCTCAGTTGGTGTCGTCCCTGATCTTCGTGGCTTCAATGACCGTATGCGGGCAGAGCTAATACCTGCCGCCAACCGCATCGGTCAGGACATGGGGAAGGAGATGACCAAGGGCATAATCGCCGGTCTCGACTTCCCCAAGATAGTGAAGGACGCTACGCCCAAGGCCACGGCCGCTGCCAGGGTTATGGGCCGGGAGATGGGGAAGGAGCTAACCAAGGGCGTAGCGGATACTTTCGACATCGGCAAGATCATAGTCGACGCTACCAGGAAGGCAAAGCCGGTCGCGCGGCTGGCCGGTAAGGACCTAGGCGATACCTACGGCAGGGCATTCCGTCAGGGGCTTGACGACGCGCTCAAGGGTATCAAGGCCAAGGTAGATGTCGACCTGAACAAGGCTTCTCTGGCCAGAGCCAAGGCCGAGATCAGGGACTCCCTTGGTGGCGGCGTCAATGTCAATCTCGGCGGTGGTGGCCGAGGTGGCGGCGGTGGCGGCGGAACCGGAGGTGCTGCTGAGGCCGCTGGTGGCGCAGGCTTCATCGGAGGAATCAATGCCCTGATCAAGGCGCTGCCAGGCGGCACGTCAGGTTCCATCTCGGCTGTGCCTACCCCAGTCCTGATAGGCGCTGGTGCTGTAGCTGCCGCGGTCCTCCCGTTCCTAGGCCAGATGCTAGCCGGGGTCATTCCCGCGCTAGGCGGCGGCGCTATTGCTGGACTTGGCATCGCGGGCGCGTTCGGCGTCGGCGGGACGACCCAGGCACAGGTTGCTCAGGCTCGGGCAGCGGCTCAGGCCGCTAACGCGAGGGTCCGCGCGGCTCAGGCTAGGCTCGCCGGTCTAGGGGCGGGAAGCGGACCCAGCGCGCTTGCAGCCACAGCCGCTGGTGACCGGCTAGCCGCTGCGCAGGAGAGACTGACGACGGCGCGCGGAGGCACGTCAGCCGCTTCTATCCTCAGCGCTGAGGCTTCGGTCGCGAGCGCGCAGGACCGTATAAACAAGCTGCGAACTACAGGCAAGGCTTCGACGGCTCAGCTAGCGTCGGCTGAGGCTTCGCTAGCATCCGCGCGGGCTGCTCAGTCTAAGGCTAGCCAGGCTTACCAGAAGGCGCAGGCCGACCAGATTACGGCCGGACAAGAGTCTGTGCGCCAGTCATTCAAGAACCTTGCCCAGGACGCTAAGCAGAGCCTGTCTGAGATCGGTGCGCCTATGGCGCCGGTCATGAAGAACATCCTTGACACTGTCGACAAGACGATGAAGTTCTTGACGCCGATATTCAAGGGTGCGGTTTCAACCATATCCGGTCCGTTTGAAGTCTTCTCTGACACCATTATCAAGTCGTTCAAGGACCCGCAGGTAACGTCATCTATCACAGCCGTAACCAAGGCGTTCACAGATGTGATGAAGGCGTTCACGCCTGACATCCCTGGCATCATCAATTCGTTCGCGGACGCTATCGAGAGGATAGCTGCGTCCGTGTCGAAGAACCCCAAGGCATTCGCTGACTTCCTGAACTTTGTCTTCCAGCTCGGCATTCTGCTTCTGAACACTATTGCCTACCTGTCAGACTTTGCGACCATTATCGAGAAGACGTTTGCAGCTATCAACCACGTCGTTATCCAGCAATGGAACTTGATGTGGTCAGATACCGTCACCCGTACGGTAAGCGCTCAGCGTCACCTCCAGATACTGATCAACGATTGGCTTCACAATATTGCCCACTGGTTCGACTCAGGCCGTCATCTGGTCGCAGCACAATGGAATTTGATGTGGTCGGATACGGTTGGCCGTACAGTCAATGCTCAAAGGCACCTTCAGCAGCTCATCTCCGACGGCCTACACAATATCGCGAACGCATATGACATATTCAGGCACGACGTAGCATCCATCTGGGATACTGTCTGGAACAATACGATCGGGCGCGCGGAACGCGGATATCACGACCTGCTGGACATTTTCCACCGTATCAAGCAAGATGTCATCAACTGGTTCCACGACGCAGTTAACTGGCTTAGCAATGCCGGCAACCTCATCATTGAGGGCCTGAAGAACGGCATGAAGTCTGCCATGGGAGGTATCGGCAGCTTCGTCAAGTCGATTGTCGTAGACCCGATCGTCAACTGGGTGAAGCACCACTTTGGGATTTCGTCGCCATCGACTCTTATGGCTGGGCTCGGACTGAGCCTCATCGAGGGCCTGCTCAAGGGTCTCATGACCAGCGCTCCAAACGTGGGCAAGGTTGTTCTCAAGATATTTGGCTCGATACCGAACGCGCTGGGCGCTATAGTGGGCAAGGGCCTGATCGCCCTGGAGAAGCTGCCCGCGAGCGCGCTCAAGCTCCTTGGTGGTCTGGGCGGGAAGATCGGTCATTTCTTCTCCAACCTGTTCCATGGCGGACCGGCCGGTGCGGGTGTTCAGCGCTGGGCGCCTACGGTACTGCAGGCCCTAGGTATGCTCCACCTTCCGTCCTCGCTGTTGCCGCAAGTCCTCTACCAGATGCAGACAGAGTCTGGCGGTAACCCGAACGCCATCAACCTGACTGACATCAACGCACAGCACGGCGACCCGTCACGCGGATTGCTCCAGACTATCGGCTCGACGTTCGCTGCATATCACGTGCCTGGTACGAGCAGTAACATATATGACCCGCTCGCTAACATTGCGGCCGCTATCAACTATGCTGTCCATACCTACGGGCCTTCCCTGATGCGCGGAGGCATGGGCATGGGCTCCGGTCATGGGTACGCAACCGGAACCGGAGGGGCGTCACCGGGCTGGGCCTGGGTCGGAGAGCGCGGGCCAGAGCTAGTCAACTTTATGGGCGGCGAGACTGTAGTGCCGACCGGTGGCCTGATGGGCTTCGCGAGCGGTACGGTGTCTGCGGCCGAGGCGCTGGCTGCTCACAACAGGGCGTTGATAGCGGCGGCTACCGCAAGCCGTAGGGCGTCGGCTGCGGCAATTGCGGCCTATAACAAGATGGTGAGCGTAGGTACGAGCCTCGCGGCAACGCTAGCCAAGATCACTCCGACGACTACGGCATCGGTGTTCGCGAGTGATCAGGCTAAGTTCCTGGCTGACCTCAGGCTCTACTTCAGTCCGAGTGTAGCTAAGTCCCGGTCGCTGCTAGTGATTAACCAGATCAAGGAGATGCAGGGTCTCCAGGCTCACATGAAGACGCTGTCTACTAACATCGCCAATGCCACGGCCTTCCAGCAGCAAGAGCTAGCGCATCTCCAGTCGACCGGCGGTATCGGCGCGATCGGCATTCAGGGCGTAGGCGCGGCTGGCGGACGGTCTATCCTGTCTGGGCTTACCTCGCAGCTAACCAGCATGCGCAACTTCGGCTATGCAGTCAGGGACCTATCCCGCGCAGGAGGGTCGCAGGCCCTGCTCAAGACGGTTGCGGCGATGGACCCGGCTAGCGGTACTGTCTACGCTCGCAAGATGATCAGTGCCCTGAACAAGATGCACGCGATGAAGCTCGCGCCCGAAATGATCAATCAGCTCGTCGCGCTTGGGCCGGATGCGGCGCTCGCCTACGTAAATGCTATACAGGCAGCCGGGCCTTCCGTCCTGAAGCAGGTCAAGAGTACTGAGGCCGCGCTAGCGTCGGCTACCCTGGGCACCTCGCGCGGGATAGCGTCGGTAGTCTCGGGAGGCGCGTACAACACTGGCGCTAACTTCATCGCAGGGTTGAAGTCACAGCAGAGCGCCTTGAATGCGCAATTCAAGCATCTGGGTAAGGTGCTCGGCGAGGAAGCTATCAGGTGGATGCACGTTCCTGCCAATAGGCGTCCGTACGGGTACGCGGGTGGTGGCTGGATCAACGAGCCGGTCAGCGGCGTTGGCATGTATACCGGAGCGTTCTACACGTTCGCTGAGCAGGGTCGCGAGTACGTCCTGCCAGAGGGACAAGCTGGTGCTCGCGGAGGCGATGGCGATTCGTATCACGCTCACTTCGACGGGCTGACCGGCGCTGCGATCGAGGCGCATGTGGTCACGGCGTTCAAGGCCATGTCGTTGCAACAGGGTGCGCTTAACCGCGCAGGCAGGAGGTCATAATGGTGATGCCAGCACCACCGTCGCCGCTCCAGATCGACTACATTGATCCTGACGGCAATGACTGGAACCTCAGTGATCTGACGATGGCGGACGGTTACGTCTGCACTGGCATCACAGGTATCGAGGGCTTGAGCATAGCGCTCCAGACAATACCGTTGCTCGACGGCACGGCATATGCTAGCTTCTATCTGCCTCAGCCGGGAACGATAAACATTGGCATGCTAGTCGGTATGCCCGCAAGTCAGGATGAGAACGACTACTACGGCTTGCTTGACCGGGTATCGCGCGCATTCTTCCATCGTCGCAACGAGGCCCCGAAGCCTGGCTACATACAGGTTCAGCGGCCCGACGGTACGAGCAGGCAGATTGCCGTGTATACGACAGGTGGTCCGAACAGTCCTGATGTAGCGATCAATGATTACAGCGTGTTCTCGTTCACGATGCAGACGCCTGACCCGTACTGGCAGGACTTGATCGCTCAGTCGCTCATATTCAAGATCAACACCTCGACTGGCATCCTGCCTCTCTTGCCCGTACCGCTCGCCGGAGCCTCTATCATTGGGTCATCGACCATTGTGAACACAGGCGGCGCTCAGGCCTGGCCGGTGTGGACTATCACTGGGCCGGGTACGCCGACGCTCCAGAACTTGAGTACTGGACGGCAATGGTCGCTGAACGCCGCTATCCCGTCCGGGCAAGTAGTACAGGTTGTCACGAAGCCGGGACAGCAGATGGCTGTGAACACGACGACCTCGACTAACGTCTGGGATCAGCTCGTACTAGGAGGCACGCTGAGTAACCTCTGGTCATTGATGGCCGGACCGAATCAGGTAAACATCGCGATGGCGGGTTCGTCGGCTAACACGTCGGTCGGCGTCCAATGGGTGAACAGGTGGAATAGGGCATAATGGCTGTACTACCGGTTAATGCCTACACAGTCCATCGCTCACAGGCGTTTGGCACGCTCAAGCCTTCTGCCGTGTATATCTTCCCGTCTGCCGGATCGACCGATCAAATATGGGTAGAGATACTCGACAAGAACCTGGTTAGCCAGGGGCCGGTCCAGTTCCTGAACATTCAGGCTCAGCTCTATTACAACGCTGTTGGCTCATGGACCATTACTGTACCGTACACGAATGCGCTCTGGAACATTATGATGGCCGGGGACTTTTTCGTCAATGTCAACTGGCGAGGGCTATTCACGTTCGGCGGTAAGTGCGAGAACCCAGGCTATCAGGACTCTGTACCTGGCGCGGCAGGGGTCGGAGCTACCGGCGCTGGGCCGTTCATAATCCTGACCGGCGCGGACTGGCTAGGCCTGATTGCTAATCGCATATGCTACCCGAGCCCAGGCGCGGCATGGAATGCGCAGACGGCCGCAGCGTCCGATCCGGTCACCAACACGCCACTAGAGTCGGCCATCAAGCACTATGTCGTCAATAACATAGGCTCTGGCGCTGTTGCCTCTCGCAGGAATAGCTCGCTAAACATTGCCGCTAGTCTCGGTCGCGGAACGAATGTAACGTACACGGTCAAGTTCGGCAGCGGAGTCGACCTCAACCTGATGGACGTGATCCGCGCGCTGATCAATTCGACCGGCAATGGTAACGCGATGGGAGTTCAGATAGTCAGGAACCCGTCGACACACAACCTGACGTTCGATGTCTTCATTCCGCGCAACCTGACTGGCAAGGCTTGGTTCAGTGAGCAGCTAGGCAATATAACGGCGATCAACTTCAATATCGTTGACCCGACGTGTACCGACTCTCTCGTCCAGGGCGCGGGCACGAGTTTCATCCAGGCGGTAGCGGCTGGCCGTACAATATGGAATGCGGTCGAGGTATTCAATGATAGCTCGTCCGAGACGGTAGTTGCGAACCTGCAAACAACGGCTAACGATGCCTTGCTATCAGGCCAGGCCGGTCCTACGATGGGCGTAACCGCTACTGATATCCCGTTCCTGACGTTCGGCCGGGACTACTACCTAGGTGACCTAGTTTCGGTTGAGGTTAGGCCGGGTGTGGTGTATTCGGACGTTGTGACCAGTGTCCTGCTGACTGCGGACCCGACACAGAGCCCGGAGATAACAGTTGTTCCTACTATCGGGCAAAACGCTAATGTTACAAATACTGATCAGACTATCATAGGCCAGCTGACCTCGCGGATACGGGCGCTGGAGCAAGCACTAGCTACGAAGTGAGGAATGATGGTTACATATGACGCGCGCCCTAGCGCTTTCACCCAGATGACGACGACCGGCGAGTGGGAATACCTACACACTGCGATCGGCGCAGTCACTGCCATTGACGCATCGGTCGGTAGCGCCATGGTTCCGTCGCTCGATACCGGCGGGCGCAATGCTGTGATCGCTGACGGTGTGGTCGCGATTAAGGGTCAGCTATGGCGCTGTGACGCCCCAGTGAGCACTCCCATTCCGGCCGCGTCCGCGCAGAACAGGATTGACCGGCTAGTCCTACGCCTGACGCGGGGCGCAACTACGAGCGCGACCGTCGTGGTACCAACTGTCATTACGGGTACGCCTTCTGGCTCTCCGGTCATGCCTCCTATAGTTCAGACTTCGACCGGCATATGGGATGTCCCTGTCTGTTCGTGGACTTCGACCTCGGCCGGGGCCATCACGACTCTGGTCGACCAGCGCCGGATGACGAATGACCCGTGGCACGACATGCGGCCGCTCTCGGCAGCTAACTGGGCCGGCACTGTTGCCGGCATGACACCGCCTCAGTACCGATTCAGCCAGGACCTAACAGCGGTAGAGGTGGCCGGCAAGGTCCAGACCAACAACACGTCCGGGAACATGAACAACGTTGTGTTCTTTACCTTCCCAACAAACTACCGGCCACAGCTTGCCCAGAGGTATCTCGTCACTGATGTAGCAGATGGAGCGGCCTCTCCGATCGTTTCCATCAATGCGAATGGAACCATGAGCTTTAACTACCTGCCGAACCCGCTCGCAACAACACAGATCGGCATAGGCGGCCGGTTCCCGCTGGACGACCAGTTCGGATTCATACAGTCGTGAGGTGACTATGTGGGGAATACCAAGGACTGTAATAGGATCAGCCCTAGGCGCTATCGTCGGCACGACGTCAGTATTCCTTATCATACACTACCGGCCGCTCATGAACTTGCCCCCAGATATCAAGGATACGCTGTCTACGATATGGACTGCTCTCCTGTCGATAGCCGGTGGAATGATTGAGCATTGGCGCATCGAGCGGGCGGCCAAGAAGCTAGCCGAGCAAGAGAAGGAGGCGTGATGTCTAGAAAGAATCCTGTGCAGTGGCGGCCGGTTGATCTGGTCGCGCTAGTCCTCGCACTCGGCCTTAGCCTGTCAATTCTCATGATCCTTATTGCCACTACAGTTCAGATCATTAACAGCAGCTTTCCGCAGGTCAAGCTATCAGAGAACGCTACGCAGGTACTCATAGCCGCGACGGGAGGACTAACCGGCCTGCTAGGCGCGTACATAGGCACGAATAGGGGCGGGAGACCGCCAGAACCGCCCAAGGAGTAGAATAGGGATAGGAGGTGCACGATGGTTAGTTTCAAGGAGATAGCCGAGGGTGTCGAATCCAGGCATGAACAGCGGGTGGAAAGGAGGCAAGGACGGCGTGACAGGCGCGACCGGCGACACGAGCGCATAGACGCAATCCGTGTGCGGTGGGGTGATATCGTCGACGAGGCCAAGCTGGAGAGCGGCGAGGCTGTCCTGGAGGACGTGGACCCAGACGAGGACCAGTCGGGCTCGGACGAAGCCAGCGAGCCGTGGGGCGAGTCCGACAAGCCGCAGACTGGCGAGACCCGCGAGCGGTTGCGCCAGTACCGTGACTTCCTGCGCCAGTGGCGTGAGGAACATCACGACGATCCGCCCGACGATGGGCCTGAGGAGGTTCCCGAGTAATGGCATCGATCAAAGAGAAGTGGATGCCGTCGCCGCACTACTCGTCTTCGCGCGGACCGTACAACGTCATCGCGTTCCACACGACCGAGGGCGCGATGACTATCGAGTCTCTGGGCTCGTGGTTCGCTAACCCGAGCGCGGGGTGTTCCAGCCATCACGGCGCGGACAACTCGTCGGCCGGGCTGCTCGGAGCTTACGTCTATGAGAACCACAAGGCGTGGACTCAGGGCAACGCAAACAACTACTGCCTCTCCCTGGAGATGTGCGCCTACGCATCGTGGTCGCGCTCGACCTGGATGAGCAAGAACATTCTGCTCAACAACTCGGCCGACTGGCTACGGTACTTGTGCGAGAAGTACAAGATCCCGTACACGGTCCTATCGAACTCGCAAGCCCAGTCAGGAACCGTCAAGGGCATCTGCCAGCATGTCAATTTCGGTTCCATGGGCTCCGGCCACCACGACGCGGGGTCAGGCTTCCCGCTCGACGAGGTCATCAAGCGCGCCAAGGGCGGCAGCTCCGGGGGCGGCTCAACACCAGCACCGACAGGAGGACTCCTAGTGTCATCGGCAATCGCCTTCTACGAGGGCAAGGAATACTACGCCTACATCAGGCCGGACGGCAAGGTCTGCATGAACGGCGGAGTCGTGGACCCCGGCTCGAATGCCAAGAGCGGTGTGGGCCTCGATATCAATCAGGCCAACGGGACGAAGGTCATCACCTACACCAACCAGGGAGGCAAGCTCTGCAAGTACACCCAGCCCGTCGGCGGTAAGTGGGGCTGGTCTACCTACGACCTAGACGCCAAGTGAACACAAGACGAGCGGCATGGCTGTTCTTCCTTGCGGGCGCCATCCTGCTCTTCCTCGCCGTCCTCAAGCTCGCGTTCACTCTCAGCGGGCTCCCCGACTGGCTAGAACCGGCCGGGCTCTGCTCGTGCGCTATCGCCGCGACGGCCTGGACGTTCCCGGTAGTCACTCCGCGAGCGTGAAGAGTTAACGGGCTTGCAGGATTAAGCTCGTTAAGTTAGTACCCGGACCCCTACCCGGCAAACCTACGAACGAAACGAAGTAAATCGGAGAGAACAAAGATGCCAGTCTCGTGCGATATCAACGCAACCCCTACCGCGCCGGATCACGGCGATACCCTGATCGTTACCTACCAGGTGGACGGCAACGATCCCATCGACCCGCAGGGTGCGACTGTACGCGGTACGGTCGTGGTCGCTGGGCAGACCTACAACGTGTCCACAGACATCACGCTCCCCGGCACACCGGCTGCTGACGTCACGTTCGGAGTCCCGACGTGCGACGGCCTGACGTTCGTGCAGGGCGCGAGCGACGCGGAGTTCACCGCAGTCGTGCCGTGATATGATCGCCGTCATCACCGGCGTTGTCACGGTTGGCGGCGTCGAGTACCCAGTCCAGGTCGAAGTTGACCTACCAGACCCGGCCAGGAGGCCGGACAAGAGAAAGAAGAAGTAGCAGTCATGAGCACAATGGACGAGAGCGCGATCGAAGAGGCAGTGCGAGCCAAGCGCCTGGACGCTCCGCGTGTCACGCCTGGGGACATTGACGCCAAGATCGTGAACGAGCAGTTCTACGTCTTCCCAGGCACCACAGTGACCGTGGCTGCGCTCACGCTCGTCAACGGGTTCGTCGTGACCGGTAGCTCGGCCGCTGCTAGCCCGGAGAACTTTGACGAGGGCATCGGCCGGGACATCGCACGTGCGGAGGCCCGCGACAAGATCTGGGAGCTGGAGGGCTACCTGCTACGGCAGCAGCTCAGCCAGACAGAGAACAAGAGGCCGTTATGGCCGACGTACTCATCCGCCTCAAGAACTTCGAGAACATGGAGGCCGCCACCAAGACGGCCGATGCGATCGGAGAGGCTGGCGGCATTACCTACGTCGACCAGTCCACCAACGAGACGGTCAACGTGACCGTCGGGGATGTGACGGTCGAGAACATCTAGGCAAAGGGAACGGCCGACCAGTCCTGTCTCGGGAGAGCCTGGCCGGCCGTTCGCTTGTGGAGCTAACAGTCGCCGCGCGTAGACCATTGACTCCAGTCCCTGCCGTTGCTGGACATGGAGATGGCTCTCTGTGCGTTGGCGAACGCGTTGAGCATCGAGTAGCCTCCATCATGAATCTGCCAGAGGCCCCAGTCGTTGGTGGGCGAGACCACCCATGTACGACCGGACGACTCGTGCTCCGCGATGCAGGCCGCGTGCCAAGCCGTACCGCCTGAGCCTCCAGCCGCGACCCACAGGCGAGCTAGACCAGCCTCGCTGTACACGACCGACGTGCCTGGTACGACCGCTGAGCCTTGCGCGTAGCTGGAGCCGCTGATAGAGCCGGAGCGCGCGGAGCTAGATGCGCTGTTACTGCCGCCGCCGGAACCGCCGCAGGCAAGCCAGATGCGCTGGCCCACGTCGATGACGTTGGGGTTGCTAATCCCGTTGGCTGATGCCAGTTCCCGGTACTTGGACGGGTTGTGGCAAAAGTACCCGGCGATTCTGCTTAGCGTGTCGCCGGGCTTGACGATGTAGATGACCTTGACCACTTGCGCGGAGCTAGCCTGCTCGTGACCGGCCAGTTCCGCTTTGCCTCCGGCAAGCAGGCCTGTTGCTGCTACCAGCAGGGCTGCTGCCTTTACGGCCAAGACGGGCATGATGGTCCTCTCCTTGAAGGTCCGTCCTACACAGGTTGCGGGGGTGCTTTTCGGACGGCTGCCGGTTAGGACGATACGCCGATCGGACGGCTGCGTCTAGACCAATGGCAGTACCTGCCGCGATAGGCGGGGAGAGGCTAGGTGCCACGCAAGAGGA